AGCCTGATGCGTTCATTGTGGAGAAGAAGTCTGCTGGCGCACCGCTGATACAAGAGTTTCGGGCGATGGGTATACCTGCGTGGGAGACAAACCCTAGTCGTGGCAATGACAAGATGGTACGATTGAATGCGATTGCAGACCTTTTTGCGTCAGGTATGGTATGGGCGCCAGATACACGCTGGGCGCGTGAGGTGATCGAGGAAGTTGCGTCGTTCCCAGTGGGCGAGCATGATGACTTCGTTGACACTACGTCCCAAGCACTGATGCGGTTCAGACAAGGCGGGTTCATATCGCTTGACAGCGATGAGAAAGACGAGCCAATAATTTTTAAACGTAGGCAGCACGCTTACTACTGAGGACCAACATGGCAACCAATATCGACAAAGCGCTATACCAACAGCCACAAGGCATTGATGACTTGGCGCAAGACCAGCCAGATGATTTTGAGATTGAGATTGTTGATCCCGAAGAAGTCAACATCCGTGCAGGTGACTTAGAAATACACATCGAGCCGGGTGAAGATGATGGCGATGACTTCAACGCCAACTTGGCGGACGAGATGGACGATAGTGCAAAAGAGTCGTTTGCAGGGGACTTGGTTGAAGATATTGAGAACGACAAAAACTCCCGCAAGGACTGGGAGAAAGCGTACACCCAAGGTTTGAAACTTCTGGGCTTGCAGTACGAAGAGAGAACAGAACCTTGGAACGGCGCGTCGGGCGTGTTCCATCCCATGATTACAGAAGCGGTGGTGCGCTTCCAGAGCGAGACGATTACAGAAATGTTCCCTGCGCAGGGACCTGTGCGCACCAAAATTATTGGTAAAGAAACCCCACAGAAGAAAGAAGCTGCACAGCGTGTCGAGGAAGACATGAACTACCAGTTGACGGAAGTGATGAAGGAGTTCCGTCCCGAACAAGAACGTATGTTGTGGAGTCTGCCTGCTACGGGTTCAGCGTTTAAGAAGGTGTATGAAGACCCCAACATCGGGCGTCAAGTATCTATGTTTGTGCCAGCAGAAGACATCATCCTGCCATACGGTGCGACGGACATGGACACCTGTTATCGCGTGACGCACGTTATGCGCAAGACAAAGAACGAGATTCTTAAACTCCAGCAAGCAGGGTTTTACTGCGACATGGATTTGCCAGACCCAATGAAAGCGTCGCAAGACGACATCAAGAAAGCCAAAGACAAAGAGACTGGGTTTTCTGACCTAAACGACGAGCGTTATGTTCTATACGAGTGCCATGTGGACTTGGATTTAGAAGGCTTTGAAGACAAAGATGATGACGGAGAAGAAACCGGCATAGCATTACCATACGTAGTTACCCTAATAAAAGGTTCAAACGACATCCTGTCAATACGCCGTAACTGGAAGGAAGATGATGAGTACAGACTCAAGCGCCAGCACTTCGTCCACTACCAGTACATCCCCGGCTTCGGAGCCTACGGCTTCGGTCTCTTCCATCTCATCGGTGGATTTGCTAAATCAGCAACGAGCATCATGCGCCAGTTGGTTGACGCTGGCACTTTATCGAACCTCCCCGGAGGACTTAAATCGCGTGGTCTGCGAATCAAGGGAGATGACACCCCAATCGCCCCCGGTGAGTTCCGCGACGTAGACATTGGCTCAGGCGCACTGCGGGAGAACATCCTCCCCCTACCATACAAAGAACCAAGTGCGGTTCTGGCTGCACTGCTTGACAAGATCGTAGAAGAAGGGCGTCGCTTTGCGGCTACTGCGGACATGAAAGTGTCCGATATGTCTGCGCAAGCGCCTGTGGGTACAACGCTGGCTCTACTTGAGCGCCAGCTAAAGGTGATGACAGCGGTACAAGCCCGTCTGCACTACTCATTCAAACAAGAGTTAGGTCTGTTGGCGGTCATCATCCGTGACAACGCCGACCCAGAGTACAACTTTGACCCAGAGAAGGGTAACCGCTCTGCTCGCCACGAAGACTACGAGAACGTAGACATTATTCCTGTAAGCGACCCAAATGCTGCGACTATGTCCCAGCGTGTTGTGCAGTACCAAGCGGTCATTCAGATGGCGCAGATGGCTCCAGAGATTTATGACTTGCCCCAATTGCACCGCAGGATGTTAGAAGTTCTTGGCATTAAGAGCCCAGACAAGTTAATCCCTCTGCCAGACGACGCGAAGCCAAAAGACCCCGTGTCCGAGAACATGGCGATGTTGCGTTCCGAGCCAATGAAAGCGTTCATGCACCAAGACCACGACGCGCATATCAAGGTGCACATGTCGATGATTAATGACCCGTTGGTTCAACAGTTGGTGGGACAAAACCCCAAAGCACCAATGATGCAAGCAGCCATGATGGCGCACATTTCAGAACACGTTGGCTACGCCTACCGTGCCAAGATTGAACAACAGTTGGGTATGCCTCTGCCTCCCGAAGACGAGAAGTTGCCACCAGAGATCGAGTTGGCTTTGTCCACAATGATGGCGCAAGCGGCAAATCAAGTTCTTCAACAGAGCCAAGCGCAGGCTGCACAACAACAAGCCCAGCAACAAGCCCAAGACCCGGTGCTTCAGATGCAGCAGCAAGAGTTGCAGATCAAACAGCAAGAGTTGCAGATCAAAGCGCAGAAAACTCAGGCAGATATTGTTTTGGCACAACAAAAACTAAAAATAGATGCCGCCGACAAAACCGATCGCATGCACTTGGAAGAGAAGAAGGTGCAGATTGACTATGCAGACAAAGCCGACCGTGCTGCACAGGCACGCAACAACACAAAAGGAAATATTTAACAAATGATTGAAGACTTCGCACGCGTATTGCGCGAAAAAATACGCACCGATATGAACAACTATGCAGATGACCTAGCCGCAGGTTCCTGCCAGACGTTCGACCAATATCAAAAACTCTGTGGGGTGATTCATGGTCTAGCCATCGCAGAGGGTTATCTACTCGACCTTGCAAAGAAAGTTGACGAATCAGATGAGTGAAATACTCCTGCCTACCCCCATCCAACAATTGGATGCTCCCGACTCAGAGGAAGCAAAAGCCTCTGCATTACCCATCCCGACAGGCTACAAAATCCTGTGCATCGTCCCTCCCGTGGACGAGAAATTAGCGGGGACCTCACTCGACTTAATTCGAGATGCAACGACTTTGCGCCAAGAAGAACACGCCACTACGGTGTTGTTTGTCATGCGTGTAGGGTCAGACGCGTACAAAGATAAAACCAAGTTTCCCTCGGGCGCGTGGTGCAAAGAAGGTGACTTCGTCTTGGTACGTACGTACTCTGGTACGCGATTCAAGATATTTGGAAAAGAGTTCCGCGTCATCAACGATGACATGGTGGAATGTGTTGTGCAAGACCCTCGCGGTGTAACCCGCGCTTAAAGGAGCAGATATGGCTGGAGAACAATTTAGGTTCCCTGACGAGATTGAGGATAAAACAGTAGACATTGAGATCGTTACTCCTGACGACGAAGATGTTGAAGTCTCGATCATCGACGACACCCCCGAACAAGACCGTGGTCGTAGACCACTGGACAGGGAGGTTGAAGACCCTACGGACGAAGAGATTGAGCAGTACACCCAAGGTGCGCAAAAGCGTATTAAGGAGTTAACACACGCTCGTCACGACGAACGCAGAGCCAAAGAAGCTACTTTGCGGGAAAAACAAGAACTTGAGACTCTTGCACAACGCCTGTTGGACGAAAACAAAAAGTTGCGTCAAAACGTCAGTACGGGCACCGAACAGTACACGCAGATGGCTAAAACCGCTGCTGAAGCTGAGTTGGACAAAGCACGCCGTGAGTACAAGGTAGCACAGGAGTCTTTTGACTCTGATGCGATTCTTGCCGCACAGGAAGCGTTGCTGGATGCCAAGATGAAAATGGGAGACGTAAAGAATTTTCGCCCAACCCCTTTACAAGATGAAAATTTTGATGTACAAACGGGTTATCGAGAACCCCAACGTACTCAACCGGACGAAAAAACCTTGCGCTGGCAAGCCAAAAACCAGTGGTTCGGTGCAGATGGGTTCGAAGAAGTTACCAGCTACTCACTAGGGCTGCATCAAAAACTAGTCAATTCGGGTATGGACCCGCGATCTGATGAATATTTCGAGCAAATTGATGCTCGCGTGAAGTCGAAGTTCCCTGAAGTTTTCGGTGGTAACGAAGACAGGCCAAGGTCCGGTGATACTCCGAAGAAACCTGCCTCTGTGGTTGCGCCTGCGACTCGTTCGACAGGTAAAAGAAAGATTGAGTTAACGAAAACCCAGTTGGCGTTAGCACAAAAATTCAAATTAACCCCTAAGCAGTATGCTGAACAAGTATTGAAATTGGAGAATCAAAATGGCTGAAAACCGTACCCCTCGTGACACATTGACACGCGAAAAAACCGCTCGAATGGTCTATAGACCTTCGAGTTCACTGCCAGACCCAACGCCTATTCCCGGCTATACGTTTCGCTGGATTGCGACGCATATAAATGGACAAGCGCTCCCGACTAACGTATCAAAAATGATGCGTGACCATTGGGAACCGGTAAAAGCAGTGGACCATCCAGAATTGATGCTAGAAGGTAATGCTGCTACAGGCAACGTCGAAATAGGTGGGCTCATGCTCTGCAAGAACCTTACTGAACGCGTCACTGCTATGAAAGAGTATTACGATGAGCAAGCACAAAACCAGATGACTTCGGTAGACAATAACTTCATGCGAAATAGTGACCCGCGCATGCCCCTTTTTGCTGAGCACAAGTCAACAACAAGTAGAGGTAGCGGGTTTGGTTCTGGTTCTAAGTAATTTTTTAAAGGAGTCTTAAATGGCTTATCCCACGATTGACAAGCCCTATGGGCTAAAGCCGATCAACCTGATTGGCGGTGCGCCATTTGCTGGAGCAACTATTCAGTTGCCCATCCAGTATGGTGAA